ACATCACTCAAGTTCTGGAAGTGCTGGAGCGCGCTGGCGACGATGTTCGCGCAGCTGAGCGCCGCGCTACCGAAGCCGCCCAGGCCCGTGTTGCCGCCATCTCTCAGATGGGCGAGCAGTACAACTGCCGCGAGCTGGCACAGCGCGCCATCGGTGATGCCGCCGTGACCGTTGACGCCTTCCGCGCCCAGGTCCTGGACCACATCAACACCCGTGGCCAGCAGCCCACTGGCGCCCAGGCTCGCAGCGGCAACCGTCCCATGGGCGAGAACACCGCCCCGAACGCCGCCATCGGCCTGACCGACCAGGAAGTTCGCCGCTACTCGATCTTCCGCGCCGTCCGCGCCCTGCAACCCAACGCCAGTGCCGCCGACCGCGAGGCCGCCGCATTCGAGCTGGAGTGCAGTGAGACCGCACAGCGTCAGCTCGGCCGCACCGCCCAGGGCATCCTGATCCCCGAAGACGTGCTGCGCAGCCGCGCCTTCAACGCTGGTGGCGCTCCTGACCAGCCTGTCGGCGCCCAGACCGGCCAGAACCTGGTGGACACCAATTACATGGCGTCCAGCTTCATCGAGATGCTGCGGAACCGCACCGTCGCCATGCGCCTGGCCACCACCATGGGCGGTCTGGTCGGCAACGTCGAGATTCCCAAGCAGACCGGTGGCGCAACCGCCTACTGGATCGGTGAGGGTCAGGACGCCCCGGAAGGCACCCCGACCATCGGCCAGCTGGGTCTGACCCCGCACACCGTCGCCGCGTACACCGACATCACCCGGCGCCTGCTGATGCAGTCCACCCCGGATGCTGAAGGCATCGTGCGTCGCGACCTGGTGGCCGCCATCGGCCAAGCCATCGACCTGGCTGCGTTCTACAGCGACGGCACTGGCGTGAAACCCAAGGGCCTGAAGTACATGACCGGCATCAACGCCGTGGCCTTCGCCGGCACCCAGCCGACCTATGCCGAGCTGGTCGAGATGGAAACCCAGATCGCCGCCGACAACGCCGACGTGAACTCCATGGCCTACGTCATGAACGCCGTTGGCCGTGGCGCCGCGAAAACCACTTCCAAGTTCCCGAACGGGACTGACCAGGGCACCGTCTGGGAAGCCGGCAACACCCTGAACGGCTACCGCACCGAAATCACCAACCAGCTGGTGACCGGTGACGTGTTCTTCGGCAACTGGGCTGACTTCATCATCGGCATGTGGGGCGGCCTGGACCTGACCGTTGACCCGTACAGCCTGAGCAAGTCCGGCGGTCTGCGGATCGTGGTCTTCCAGGATGTGGACTTCGCCATCCGCCGCGTCGAGTCCTTCAGCTACGGTCGCAAGCCGGCAGCCTGATAGACCCCTAGAACTGGCCGCTTCGGCGGCCTTTTCTTTCACTCAAGAGGTTGAACCGAATGGAAGACCAAGCGAAAGACGACTTTTTCACCATCGAGCTGTCCGCTGCGACCGTCATTGACGGTGAAATCGCCGTGGCCGGTGAAGTGGTCGAGGTGTCCCGCAAAGAGGCGGAGAACATCATCGGTCGTGGCCGTGCCACCCTGGCAAGCCCGGAGAAGCTGGCCGAAATCGAGAAGCGCGCCCAGGAAGAGGCCAAGCAGATCAAGGACTACCAGGAAGCCCAGCTGGTCGCCCAGATCGCCGGTCAGAAGCAGGCCGCCGACAAACTGTCCGCTCGCAAGGAAGAGCTGGAGAAGCTGACCCTGGACGCCCTGAAGGCCCTGGCTGCCGACAAGGGCCACGTCCTGGGTGATGCGACCAAGAAGGCCGACATCATCGAAGCCATCCAGAAGGCCGAGCAGGGCGAGTAATGCCATCGCCGGCCTGGGAAGACCTGGACGCCTTCCTACAGCTGGACGTGACCGGCGGGTTCGCTGTGCCCGCCGTGTTCACGCTGTCTGACGGAACCACCAGGGAAGTGGCCGTCATCTTCGATGACCCCGCCATGGATGCAGAGGTGGGCGAGTACATCAAGGAAGACCAATCACCCTACGTGACCGGCAAGGAAACCGAGCTGCGCGGCATCCTGCGCGCGGACAGCGTAGTCATCAGTGGGCGCACCTATGGCGTGCTGTCGTCTCCCCGTCCCGATGGCACAGGCATGGCCATCGTCCGCCTGGCCACCGAATAATGCTTCACTTCGACATCAACTGGTCCGACCTGGCGCGCGTAGCCGGTGAGCTGGAGGCCAGCGAAAAGCAGATTCAGCTTGCCCTGCACCGCGCCCTGCGGCGCACAGAGGCGAGCCTGCGGCGCCTGTCGTCCAAGGGTCTTGCCCAGGAGCTTCAGTTGCGCGCCGTGGTTGCCCTGCGCAACCGCTTGAAGTCCATCAAGGTGCGCAAGAATGCCTATGGCCGTGGAGGCGATGGCGCGGCGCTCTGGTACGGCCTGAATGATCTGCCTGTATCCAGCTTCAAGGGCAGGCCGCGCAGCACGGCTGCTGGTGCCAGCTTCAAGGGCAAGGAATTTGATGGCGCCTTCGTCGGCCGCAGCAAGTTCAAGGGCAAGCAAACCATTTTCAAGCGCGCCAGCGCGGCCCGTCTGCACATCCGTGAACAGCTGCTGGAGATAGAAGACAAGGCTGTGGTCTTCATTGAAGATCAGGTATTTGATAAAGTAGAAGAAATCTTCTGGCAGCACTTCATGCGCGACATCAAGGCCAGAGTCAAATTCAGGCTGGGTGAATACTGATGGCCTACGCCAAAACCGAAATTGATTTCTCCGAGCTGGAAGAGGCCATCGTTCGCGACATCAAGGCCGCCTTCCCTGACCTGGCCACGGTCGAGTTCTACCGCGAGGACCGCACAGAGCTGCCGCTGCCAGCGGTGCTGCTGGAGATGGTCGAGTGGGAGCGGGACGAAGACCGCGACCCAGGCACCGAGCAGCTGCCCATCATCGCGAACTTCGAAGCTGAAATCATCGTCAGCTTCAGGCGGGTGGAGGGGCGCAAGGCCAAGGCCGAGGTGCGCCGCCTGGCAAACGCCCTGGCCGCCTGGATGCACAACCGCCGCTGGACCTACCCTGACGGCAGGCTGAACGACAGTGGCAAGCCCAAGACCATGCCCACCGGCCCGGTGATGGTTTCGGGTGCGTACCCGGATGACTTCCAGGGCCTGGAGAATGGCCGCAAGGGCGAGAAGCTGGACAAGTACGAAGTCTGGCGCCTGCCGTGGCAGCAGAGTGTTCACCTGGGTAAGACCGTATGGACTGAAGGCGGCGTGACACCTGGCCAGCCTCTGTTCTCCATGGCGCCCGATATTGGTCCGCCGCATAAGGACGACTACCAGGAGGGCTTAGATGGCCTCATTCGAAATCTCTGACATCCAGCGCATGCTGGCGAACATGATCCGCGTTGGCGTTATCGAAGAGCTAGACGCCGCGAATGCGCGCGTGAAGGTCAACGTCTCTGGCCAGGTTACTGACTGGGTTCCTTGGGGCACTGATTCAGCAGGGCGCGTGCGCAAGTGGTCACCCAAGCAAGTGGGTGAGGAGGTCGTGCTGTTCTCGCCCTATGGTGACATGTCCCAGGCAATCGTCGGCTTCTCGCTTTTCCAAGACCAGTTCCCCGCCAACGATAACAACATGGGCAAGGAGACTGCCACCTTCGCTGATGGCACGAGCGTGTCCTATGACCAGAAGGCCGGCGCCCTGACCATCAACGTTTCTGGCGGCGGCCTGGTGAGCGTCCAGTGCAAGACGGCGACCGTCAAGGCATCGGAGCTGATCACGCTGGACACTCCCAACGTCCACTGCACCGGCAACATCAAGGCCGATGGCGAAGTCTCGGACAAGGTCCGCGCCATGTCGGCTGATCGCGCGATCTACAACGGCCACACCCACCCGAACAACGGCGGTAGCCCACCCACCCAGAAGCAGTAACGGCAAAACCCCAAGTGGAAGGCCAGTGACATGGCGGGCATCCTCCCGCCATGCAAGGTACTAACGCGCTTACGGGAAAGGCCCTGGATGGTATAGCCCACCTTCGCCAGTCCATCACAGACATCCTGACGACGCCAATTGGTAGTCGGGTCATGCGCCGCGAGTACGGAAGCCGCCTTCCACGGCTGATCGACGCGCCGACCAATCGCGACACCTTGCTGGATATTTACGCAGCAACGGCCGAGGCTCTGGCCCGCTGGGAACCCCGCTTCACCCTGACCAGCGTCCAGGCCACCAGCGCCGCCCCTGGCAGGGTCCAGCTGGACCTGACCGGCGTCCACAAGCCTGACGGCCAGACGATAACGATTCAGGGGGTTGTCATCCAATAATGGCCGGCGCATTCACTGCTGTTGACCTGTCACAGCTGCCGGTCCCGGACAGCGTAGACCGGCTAGACTTCGAAACCATCTTCGCTGACATGCTCGCGGACTTGATTGCCCGCGCGCCTGAGTTCACCGCGCTGGTGGAGAGCGACACGGTCTACAAGGTTCTGGAGGTCTGCGCTTTCCGCGAGCTGCTGCTGCGGCAGAAGGCGAACGACGACATTCAGGCGGTCATGCTGGCGACCGCCCTTGGCGACGACCTGGAGAACATCGCGGCGCGCTATGACGTGGAGCGCCTGCTTATCCAGGCTGGCGACCCGGACGCAGTTCCGCCAATCCCTGACCTCTACGAAGATGACGAGGCGCTGCGCCGCAGGACCCAGCTGGCGTTCGAAGGCTTCAGCACCGCAGGCCCAAAGGGCGCCTACATCTTCCACTCGCTGAGCGCTGATGCGCGCGTGCTGGACGCCAACGCCGAGAGCCTGGAGCCCGGCAAGGTGTCCGTGGCCGTGCTGGCAAGGGCTGGCACTGGCGAGGCGCCGCAGGACCTGCTGGACGTAGTGGATGCCGCCCTGTCCGACGAGGACGTTCGCCCACTGACGGACCAGGTGGAAGTGGTTTCAGCGGACATCCTGGAATTCCAGGTAGCGGCCACCCTGAAGTTCTATTCCGGCCCTGACTCGGCTGCTGTGATGGCGGCGGTTCGTGCCGCCCTGCAATCCTACCTGGACGACAGCCAACGGCTTGGCCGGGACATTGCGGTTTCTGGTCTCTACCGGGCGCTGCATCAGCCAGGCGTGCAGTCTGCGTTCCTGACCCAGCCGGCTACCAACATCGTGGCAGCCTGGAACCAGGCGCCGCTATGCACACTGGTTACGCTGACGGACGGCGGCGTTGATGAGTAGCCATCTGCTGCCGCCCAGCGCCACTGAGCAGGAGCGCGCCATATCGCTGGCCACCGCCAGGCTGGGTGACGTTCCCACTGGTGCGCGCCAGGCGTGGAACCCTGACACCTGTCCGGTGGAGCTGCTGCCTTGGCTCGCCTGGGCATTCAGCGTCGATGAGTGGGACCCGAACTGGACCGAAGCCGAGAAGCGCGGCGTCATCAATAACAGCTTCTTTGTCCACCGGCACAAGGGTACCATAGGCGCCATCCGCCGCGCCCTGGAGCCGCTGGGCTACCTGATTGACGTGGTGGAGTGGTGGGAGACGACGCCGAAGGGCGAGCCCTACACCTTCAGCATTGTGATGGGCACCGGCAGCAAGCCAGTGACGCCTGACCTTTACGACAAGGTAGAGCGCATAGTTCTGACCTACAAGAACCTGCGTTCTCACCTGCGAAACCTGACAGTCAAGACAGAGATTCGCGGCAAGTCATTTGCCGGCGCGCTGCTTCAGGACGGCAATGAAACGACCGTCTACCCGTACAACATTAGCGAGATTCAGAGCGTCGGACACGCCGTAACAGGCATCATTGTCCAGGACGCCACAACCGTCACGATTTACCCCGACTCATACGAACAGGACGCGGCCGGATACCTGGCATCATCGCAAGAACTCTGGAACGTCGCGAACATCACATTGCCCGGAATGCTGAACTGATATGGCAACCTCCAAAGAATTACTAGACCAGGCGGCTGCGCTGGCCAGGCCGGCAGCGCAGATCATTCATGACATCGCAAATGGCGACGACCAAGCGGACATTCAGACCGCCAACGGCCCAGTCCCATCAATGGCCAAGCAGTCTAGGACAAATCGTGAGCTGGTCATGGAAATTCTGTCCGGCGCTTTCACCAGCGCAGCTGAATTTGGCGTGAAGGGCGACGGATCATCCGACGACCTGGCAGCCATTGCGCTGGCAGTCGCTAGCGGAAAGCCAATCTGGTGGCCGAGCGGAACGTATGGGTTAACGAATACCCTTACAGTTTCTCAGGCTCAGACCTGGATAACTGCTGGCAAGGTCAAATTTGTTTCCATGATGCCTGCCGGAAGCCCTGTAAGACCGTTGTTCGACTTCATAGCAAAGATCACCAGCTATGGTGACTTTTCAGTGGACCATAGAGCGAACACGATTGGCTATGCCCCTCCTGACGTATACCAGGGAAACCCAATTGCAGGTAGCGCGATACTTGTCCAAGGTGATTGGTCATCTGTTGAAGATTGGCATATTTTCAACGCATGGGACAACGGAATATCAGCAGTAAGACTTAACCAAACGACTGGCAAAGAGGTCGCTGGCTCCCCTAAGTTCGGAAGCTTCAGAAATCTGAAGACAGTCCTTTGCGGGGTTGGCGAGCATATCAACCCTGAAACTCCAGGAAAGATCGGCGCTGGCGTTGATGTTGCCTCGGCATCGGCATGGACTGTTGATGACTGCATAGATTATATGAGCTATACAGGCTTCATTCTTGATATTGGAGCCGGAGCCCAGTGCCAGTTCAGCAACTGCGTGGCTTTCTTTACTAAGGTTGACTCTAATAATCCTCTGAACGGCTCTGGTCATGGATTCTACTCAGGGTCAAGCGAAAGCAGCTTTGTCAACTGCATATCTATCGAGTCCGAATATAGAGCCTGGAGAATCGATGAGGTTGGCACCGACTTTGTCAATTGCCATGCATACTATCCCAAGCAGGAAGGCGTCTTCATTAAGGCTGGTCAGTTCAGGGGCAGCTTCCGCATCAAGGGCGCCGGGGCTAAGCAAGCAAATACCTATGACGCAGTCCTTATAGATAGCTCTGCCCGTGCAATCACCGAGCTGGAGCTTGATCTTCACACGACTGGTAGCAACCACCGCTGGGGCGTCAATGCTGTAGGCAATAAAACAATCGATGCTCACGTTCACGGATCGGTTACCGGAACAACTGGACTTGTAAATCGGCAGAACTACAACATAGGAACATTCCTGCAAAACGCAGCAATCGGCGCAGGTAAACGATTTGCAATAAATCGTGATGTGCCAGGCATGGAATGGGATGTTTACGGCAGAATGCGTGCATCTGCTGACAGGGCAAATAAAAACTATGCGCTGGAGATATTCGGAAACGACACGGACAACGGAACATTTTTTGTAGAAGACTATGCGACACCAGCAAAAAGGATGGCCATGGGTTATGATCCGGCCAATGATGCCTTTGTGGTGCAGGCAATCCATGCCGGGGTTGCGAAAAAGCCTCTACTGCTGAACCCGTCCGGTGGGTCGGTCATGATTGGGACTGGAACCTGGCAGGAGCCAGCAAGACTTGGGAACTACCGTATCTGGGTAGATGGAAGCGGAAGATTGAGGATCAAGAGTGGCGCCCCAACATCAGATGGCGACGGCTCAATAGTCGGAACACAAGCATAATCAGAGACCATATAGATGGCATACTTCACGCTACTTACAAACATCGGCCAGGCCAAGATTGCAAACGCCCTGGCCCTTGGCCAGAAAATCAGCATTTCCACCATGAAGCTGGGTGACGGCAACGGAGCCCCTACCACGCCAAGCCAAGGCCAGACCGCGCTGGTGCGCACGGTCTATACCGGCCAGCTCAATCAGCTGGCAGTTGACCCGGAAAACCCGAACTATGTCGTGGCTGAGCTGGTGGTTCCCGCTGATCAGGGCGGGTGGACTGTCCGCGAAGTCGGTTTGTTCGATGACGCGGGCGACATGATCGCCGTGGGCAACTTCCCCGAGACGTACAAGCCTGTCCTGTCGGAAGGCGCTGCGCGTGACATGGTGGTGCGCATCATCATTGAGGTGAGCAACGCATCCGCTATCACGCTGAAGATTGACCCAGCGGTGGTGCTGGCATCACGGTCCTGGGTGTCTGCCACCTTCGTCACCAAGGACAGCGTGAAGGGCGGAACCACCGGCCAGGCCCTGGTGAAGAAGTCGGCAACCGATCACGACTGGCAGTGGCAGGACATCGCCGCCGGCCTGAACTTCAGCGGCGTGAACCTGCTGACACAGAACACGACGCTGACGGCGTCCGCCGCTGGCGCGCTCCAGGTTATCCAAGGGCTGGGCGGCCTGACCATCACCCTTCCCGCAGCCAACGGCGTGAAGGCTGGTGCGGCGATTTCTTTCCGAAGCGCAACCCAGGTTGGCGCCACAAACATCATCCTGCGCGGGCGCACCCAGGACGCTATCCAGACCCCTGGCAGCTCCACTGCGTCGGTCACGGTCCGTGGTGGTGACACCCTGGTTTTCGTGTCTGATGGCCAAACGAACTGGCACCTGTCGGTTGATGCCACCGCAGACCTGATCGGGCGTCAGTTCTCCTACCAGCAGACGCTGGGTACTGCCGGCTTCCAGGCTATCCCTAATGGGCCGGTTATCGCCTGGGGCGAGGGGCAAACCAACTCCGCTGGCGTCACCACGATCACTTTCGCCGCTGCTTTTCCAAGGAACTGTCGCCAGCTGGTTGCTTCGCCCACGAACGCCTCCGGCTCTGCGCAGAGCTACATCATCACTACCGGACCACTAAGTCGGACTGGCTGCCAAGTATTTGCAACCGGCGCAACGCCTGGGAATGTCCCAGTAGCTGCCAGCGTCGGCTTCCGCTATGTCGCATTCGGGGATTGACCATGAACTACTTCAGCCCTTCTACCTTGGGTCTTTACGATGACCAATTGACTGGCGAAATCCCGGCCGACGCCGTGGAGATCACGCTGGAAAAGCTGCGCCAACTCATGGACGGCAAAGCTGCTGGCAAGGACATCGCCGCCGGCAAGAAAGGCGCGCCGGTATTGGTCGAGCCGCCTGCGCCTACCGCCGATCAGCTGGAGGCCATCGCCAAGGGCACCCGCGCCAACTTGCTGATGCAGGCCGCACTCCACATCGCTCCGCTCCAGGACGCTGTGGATCTGGGAGACTCCAGCGCGGCCGAGGCAGAGGCGCTACGCAAATGGAAGCAATACCGCGTAGCGCTGGGACGTATCGAGAGTCAGGAGGGCTACCCAGGCAACATTTCGTGGCCAGAAGTTCCGCAATAGCTATGCGTCCTGATAAGCGGCGCTGTATACTGGCGCCGCTGCAATCCGCAGCACACAAAGAGAAGAAAGGAAATGGCTGAAGTCGGACCAGTGGAACGGATTTACTTCAACGGCAACTGCGAAATCACCACCCTGGCGGACGGCTCTGTTGTCGTTCAAACCGGGACCTCTGGCGCCCCAGCGTCGGAATTCGTTCTTGGCGCGGATGGCAGTATCCTGGTGAACGGCGCCCCGCTCGCAACCGGTGGCGGTTCTTCGCCCTCCATCCCTGCTGGCGCCCAGCGCGTCACCCTCGCCAGCAACGGCGACATCAACATCCTGACTGGCAGTGATGGCGATGGCGCGCTGTTCACCCTCACCAAGGCTGGCAAGCTGCTGATCAACGGTGCCGAGCTTTCCGCAGGTGGCAGCGCGGCCGAACCCGCCTGGGTTACCCCTGTCCTGCTGAACGGCTGGCGCCAGGGTCAGCCTGGCCAGGAATACCCGCGCGAACCAGTCCGTTACCGCCGTGTCGGTAACAAGATCGAGTTCACCGGCCAGCTGGACGGCGCCCTGGCCAACCAGGCTGCCGGCCCGAACAACCTGCTGTTCCGTCTTCCTGCCGCGCTGGCGCCCCTGGTCCAGTACCAGAAGCCCATTGCGGTGTGCGTAAACGGCACCGTTATGGGTCAGGTAAAGGTCTTCAGCAACGGCAGCACCATCGGTGTCTATTACACCAACGGCGTCGTTGCCCAGGGTCAGACCATCAACCTGCACATGAACGGCTGCTACTTCTACCTGGACGTTTAATCGTCCCCACAGGCACGCCTGTTGCCGTCCTTCGGGGCGGCTTTTTTATTCCTGCAAAACCCCAAGTGGAAGGCCAAACACGCACCTGCAAGACTTCGCGCACATTCAATAAATCTGCGCGGACTCAACCGATATGGCCGAAGCATTCTTGCACGGCGTCGAAGTTCTGGACATCGACACTGGCGCACGCACAATCTCCACCGTCAGCACCAGCGTGATTGGTGTCATCGGCACCGCGCCGAATGCTGACGCAACCGCCTTCCCGATCAACACCCCCGTACTGATCACCGGCAGCCTCACTCAGGCCGCCAAGCTGGACATCCTGGGCACTGGCGAAGGCACCCTGCCTGGCGCCATTGACGCCATCCTGGATCAGACCGGCGCCGTCATCGTGGTGGTGCGCGTCGAGAAGGGCGCCACCGATCAGGTCACCCTGGCAAACATCCTCGGCGGCGCCGACGCTGCTACCGGCAAGTACCTGGGTGTCCACGCCTTCCTGGGTGCCAAGTCCTTGCTGGCAGCCCAGCCCCGCCTGCTGATCGCCCCCGGCTTCACCCATACCCGCGTGGCGGATGGCGTCTCGGCCATCGACGTGACCGATGGTGGCAGCGGCTACGCAGTGGCCCCGACCGTGACCATCAGCGGTGGCGGCGGCACTGGCGCACAGGCGGTGGCAACCGTCGCTGGCGGCAAGGTCACCAAGATCACCGTGACCAAGGCCGGCAAGGGCTACACCAGCGCTCCGACCCTGGCCATCTCCGCGCCCACCGTCGCTGGTGGTGCAAACGCTACTGCCACCGCATCGTTCGGCGTGGTCGGCAACGCAGTGGTGGCCGAGATGCTGGGCATCGCAACCCGCTTGCGCGCCCACGTCATCGCTGACGGCCCGAACACCAACGACGCCGACGCCATCGCCTACCGCAAAGACTGGGGCTCGCGACGCGTCTACGTGGTGGACCCGAAGGTCATCGTCACCGACGAAAGCGGCGCCACCGTTACCGAGTGGTCCAGCCCGCGCATCTCCGGCCTGATTGCCCGCGTGGACAATGAGCTGGGTTACTGGCGCTCGCCGTCCAACCAGGAAATCTTCGGCATCCAGGGCACCAGCCGCCCCATTGACTTCACCCTGGGGGACACCAGCTCGCGCGCCAACCTGCTGAACGCCAGCGAGGTGGCCACGATCATCCGTGAAGACGGCTTCCGCCTCTGGGGCAACCGGACCTGTTCGTCCGACCCGCGCTACGCCTTCCTGTGCGTCAGCCGCGTGGCCGACATCCTGGCCGACAGCCTCCAGGCCGCCCACATGTGGGCAGTAGATCGCGGCATCACCAAGACTTACGTTGATGATGTCGTGGAAGGCGTGAACGCTTTCCTGCGCACACTGGCAGTCAAGGGCGCCATCCTGGATGGTAAGTGCTGGGCTGATCCCGACCTGAATACCCCTTCGGAAATCGCCGCAGGTCGGATATACTTCAACTTCGACTGGGGCCCTGTCTACCCGGCAGAGCGCATCACCTTCCGCATGTTCATGAACAACGATTATATCGAGGACATTTTCTGATATGGCCGCCGAAGACGTACTGAAGAACATTAACCTCTTCGTTGACGGTCGCGGCTATGCCGGAAAAGTCAGCGAGTTCACCGAACCGAAGCTGACCCTTCAGGAAGAGGACTACCGCGCCGGGGGCATGGACCTGCCTATCGGAATCACCATGGGCATGGAGAAGCTGACGGCCGACTTCACCCTGATGACCTATGACCGCGCGGTCATGGCTCTGTGGGGCGTGAAGCAGGGCAACGGCGTAGCCTTCACCTTGCTGAAGGCACTCGAAGACCTGGACGGCAACGTTACTCAGGTCAAGCACAACATGCGCGGCAAGATCAGCGAGATTGACTCGGGCACTTCCAAGCCCGGTGAGCTGCCTTCTCTGAAGCTGACCCTGTCGCTGACCTATTACAAGATGACCCACGGCGGCCAGGTGGTCCACGAAATCGACGCCGAGCGGATGATTCGCGTGGTCAACGGCACCGACATGCTGGCAGCCATCCGCGCAGCACTTCAGATGTAATCCAGGGCGGCGCAGACCGCCCTTCCATTTCTACACAGGCGAAGAAAGATCATGGCAAATCAGCCCGATTGGCTCAAGGAAGTTGCGGACGGTTACGAAGTCACCCTGGCTAAGCCCACCAAGATCATGGGCACCGAAGTCACGGTCATTAAGATGCGCGAACCTCTGGTAAAAGACCAGGAGGCGACCCAGTCCATGGATGGCAGCGACGCCAGCCGGGAAATCCATGAGTTCGCGAACCTCTGCGGCGTGGCCCCGGATGACATTCGCGGCATGACCCTGCGCAACTACCAGCGTTTGCGGGCGGCATACCTGTCTTTTCTCGCCTAGATCGCCGCTACATCCGCGACGGCGTTCTGACGCTGGCCAGTTATACCGGCTGGTCACTAGCGGAAATCACTTCAATGCGTGTGTCCAGGTTCCTCTGGTTCCTGGATGGTCTCCCCAAGGATAAATGATGGCGAACAAACGCCTCAATGCGGTAATCACAATCGGGGGCGCGCTAAGTGCGTCCCTCGGAAACGCATTCGACGGCGTCAAGAACAAGGTTGGCCAGGTCGGGTCTGCCTTGCGCCGCATGGAGACTGAGCAGCGCACCCTGACGAACGCCATCCGTGTGTTCGGCATGGAGGGCAAGAACGTCGATGGCCTGCGCGCCAGATACGCCACCCTAACCAGCCAGGTTGACCGCCTACGCGCAGCCCAGGAGCGACTGAACCGCGTCCAGGGCGCCAAGCAGGCCAACCAGGCGCGCCGGGGCGAGCTGCGCGGCCAGATGGCGGACACCGCCGCACTGGCAGTCACCGCCGCCGCACCCGTTACCGTCGCCATCGACCGCGAGACGCATGCCCTGGGCATCGCCAAGCAGCTGCAAGGCGCACGCGACGAAGCCGGGAACCTGACCCAGAAGTTCTGGGACATGCGCAAGCAGATTGTTGGCCTGGGCAGTGAAATCCCGATGGCCACCAACGACCTACTGGACCTGGCCACTGCCGGCCTACGCATGGGCGTTGGCGGTGACGAAATTGCAGGCTTCACCACCAACGTAGCCAAACTGGCATCCGCCCTGGAGCTGCCAGCCGAAGAGGTGGGCGACCAGTTCGGCAAGATCAAGAACGTCTACAAGCTGTCCCTGGATGAGCTGAAGCGCCTGGGCGACGCGGTCAACTACCTGGACGACCAGAACACCGTCAAAGGTGGCGAGCTGATCGACTTCCTCCAGCGCGTCGGTGGCTCTGCCGGCATGGCGAAGGTCACCGCCCAGGAGATGGCCGGCATTGGTACGGCGCTGATCAGCATGGGCGAGAGCGCCGACACGGCAGCCACGTCCACTCGCGCGCTGTTCACCAAGCTATCGGCCGGCGCCAGCGGCACGAAGAAAGCCAAGGAAGCTCTGGTTTCCATGGGGCTGAATCCTGCTGCCGTCGCCAAGGGCATGCAGAAGAGCGCCGTTGGCACCATCGCTGAGGTGATGAAGCGCATCAACAAGCTGGCGCCCGACAAGCGCACTGGCGTCATCACCGAGATTTTCGGCCTGGAGCACGTAGGCCAGATTTCCAAGCTGGTGACCGGCACCAAGGAAGTGGCAACCGCCATCGAGCAGGCCAACCAGGCATCGCGCGAAGGCACGTCCGTCGAGAAGGAATTCAACAACACCCGGAACAGCACCGCCTCTCGCCTGAAGATACTGCGCAACCAGGTTGGCGACGTGGCCGACAATATCGGCACCGTCCTGCTGCCGGCTGTCAACGACATCGCTGACGCCCTGGGGCGCGCCACCAAGCCGCTGGCGGCCTTCGCTGAGCAGCATCCGCTGGTCACCAAGGTGGTAGTGGGAACCGCCACTGCGCTGGTCGGCTTGCGCGTCGCCACGCTGGTGGGCGCCTACGCCTTCACGTTCATGCGCGGTGCTGCCCTCCAGGTTGTCGGCGCCCTGGCAACCGTCCGTGCGCAGATGGCACTGTCTGCCATCTCCAGTCGCGCCCTGGCCGCCTCCAACGCCCTGGCAGGTAGCAGCCTGATGCGCGTCGCTACGGCGGCCCGCGTCGCCGGCCTGGCACTGGTGACCACTCCGATTGGCGCCGCTGTCGCAGCCATCGCCGCTGGCGGCCTGCTGGTCTACAGGTATTGGGACAGGGTCAAGGCATTCTTCTCCGGGTTCGGCGCCGGTCTGGTTGCCGGCCTCCAGCCTGCCGTGGAGGTGTTCCGCGCCTGGGTTGCCACCATGGCGCCAATCCAGCCGCTGATTGACGGCGTAGGCTCTGCCGTGAAGACGGCGTGGGAATGGTTCACCAAGCTTCTGGAGCCAGTCACCAGCAGCAAAGAGCAGCTGGCCGGCGCCACGACTGCCGGCGAGAAGTTTGGCCGGATCGTGGGTGGTGCCATCAACCTGGCCCTGGCCCCGCTACAGGCGCTCATCAAGGGCATGACCTGGGTCAGCAACAACGCTGGGTCGATCCTGAACGGTGTTGGCTCTGCCTTCTCCAAGGCTCGTAGCCTGCTGCCGGAATGGGCTGGCGGAACCCCTGCCGACCAGGGCTCGACCAGTGGCGCTTCGACGCCGACCCTGCCTGCCGTTCCGGCCATCGCCGCGAGCAAGGGCGGTGGCACGGTGAACGACAACAGCCAGACGAAAATTTACGTCACCCAGCAGCCTGGCCAGAGCGCAAGCAACCTGGCTGATGAGGTGATGCGCAAGATGGAAGAGAAGAAGGCGACGCGCAATCGTGGCGCCATGCATGACGGGGCGACACAGTAATGGGCGCAGCACTGGGGCAGTCCGTTGCCCAATCCATCATGATGCAGCTGGGTAGCTTCCAGTTCGGCATCGCCACTGCGGCCTACCAGGAGCTGCGGCGGCGAACTGAATACCGCTGGCCATCCCAGGACCTCTACGACAAACTGCCGGCGCTCCAGTACACCGGGCCTGGCCAGGACACCATCACGCTGACTGGCGTCATCTACACCGAGTATGTGGGCACGCCCTACATGCTGGCGAAGATGCGCGCCCTGGCGAGCCGTGGCCTGCCTCTGCCGCTTACCAGTGGCGCAGGCTCTCCCATGGGGCGCTGGGTCATCGAGAGCGTGGATGAAGGCCAGTCCGTCTTCATGGGTGCTGGCGTCCCGCGCAAGCAGGAATTCACCCTCCAGCTTAAGCTGTTCGACCGCGAACAGGCCGAGCAGACGGACATCCTCAAAGCCGTGGTTGCCGCTGCCAGCGGGGTTCCCAGCACGGCAACGCCCAGCGCGACGGCGCCGACCACCGTCCTGGGCAAGGTGCAGGCATCAGTGGGCGGCTTCCTGTCCAACGCGGCCAAGACTGCCAGCGACATGGTGCGCTCCACGACATCGGCGCTCCAGGCAGTCCAGGAGAAGGCAGGCGAGATTGGCGCCGTGGTTGGTCCGGTGGTTTCAGGCGTGCAGACCGCCGTCAGCACCGCAAGGAATTTGCAGAGCACCGTCAACACACTGAAGCTCACCGCAGGGAACATCAGCTCGCTGAGCGATGTCACCAGCGTGATTGACAGCGTGTCGTCAGTGGCCGGCGCAGCATCCAACGCCGGCTCTCTGGCGTCTGCCGCAGCGAAAACTGTTGGCGTGGACCTATCGGCCAGCGGCGCTTCAGCTGATACAATATCGGCAGTCAAAGAGTGCCAGGCCGCCTGCGGGCGTGCTGCGGTGGAGGCTTCCGGCATCTACTCGCAAGGCAATTCAATCCTGAAGGACGCACGAAGCCTGTTCGCCCATGATTAAGTACGTGACGGCAGACGGTGACACCGTCGATTACATCTGCTGGAAGCAGTACGGCACCCACGAAAACCGAGTGGCCGAACAGCTGCTGGAAGCGAACCCTGGCCTGGCCGCTCGCGGGCCTGTCCTGCCGGCTGGCGTCATCATCTACCTGCCTGAAGTCGTGAAGGCAGAGGCCACCGAAGGTGTGCGGCTGTGGAGCTGACCGAAGGCATCCATCCTGACTGGCGCCTGGTGGCGAACAGCCAGGACATCACCGACACCATCAAGGCCCGCCTGATCAGCCTATCTCTGACGGACGAATCTGGCATGGACAGCGACGTGCTGGAAATCGTGCTGTCCGACAACGACCCGGAAAACCCCATCAGGAAGCCGCCGAAGGGCGCCGAGCTGCGTTTCTCGCTGGGCTACGATGGCAACCTGAAGGACATGGGGCTGTTCGTCGCGGATGAATTCGAGATTGCCGGCTGGCCTGGTGAGCTGACCATCCGCGCGCGGGCCGCCATCTTCGGCGCCAGCAAGGGTGGCAAAACCAACCTACAATCCCAGAAGAACCGGGATTGGCCGAAGGGCACGAAGCTGGGCGCCATGGTGGCGAAGATCGCCAAGGACCACGGCATGGAGTCGGCCGTGGCCGCCGACCTGAAGGGCATCACCCTGCCACACATCGACCAGGCCGACGAATCGGACATCAACCTGCTGATCCGGGTGGCCAAGAAGTACGATGCCATTGTGAAGCCGGCGGACGGCAAAATCATCCTGGCCAAGCGCGGGTCCACCAAGTCGGTAGGCGGCAAGCAGATGCCCACCATCGAGCTGGAGCCCTACCAGTGCAGCCGGTTCCGCCTGGTCGATTCCTCGCGCGAAACAGCCGGCACGGTGGTGGCCTACTGGCATGCCGTGAAGCAGGCCAAGCGCAATGAGGTGAAGGTGGGCGACGGCGAGCCGGTGACCCGCCTCAAGACGTACTACCCCACCCAGGACATGGCCCTGGCCGCCGCCCGCGCCGACCTGTCCCGCCGCTCGCGCAACGCCGTGACCCTATCCATCGAGACGGTTGGGGCGCCCGAATACGCGGCAGAGTGCCCCTTGAAGCTGCCTCTGACCTGGCACCCGGATGTTGCCGGGGACTGGGTGGTCAAGCGGGTCGTCCACAACCTTGGGTCGGACGGCTACCGCTGCCAGCTGGAGGGCGAGAAGCCGGACACCAGCGACGGCGCGAAAGTGGCCGTTGTGCAACACGGCACCAAGGCGCCTGTGCTGGATGACAGCTGGTTGGATAAGCTGTGACCGCTGGCGACCCCGGCAGGAATCGAACCTGCGACATCCGACTTAGAAGGTCGGCGCTCTATCCGGCTGAGCTACGGGGCCAGTGATTCGCGGTTATGAACGGTGAAGCTTTTCCACAAGTACACCCACAAGTACACCCTTTTGTAACCCGACCAGTCCTAAGCCATTGTAATCATTACGCTTTTTGCCTGAGCGGAACTGCTTAGAAGGCGGTTTCAGTGCCATATTCGGGAATCACGCTGGGTCACCCTGACTGCCGCTAATCCATTGCAGTTGTTGGGCTTTTGGAGGACGATAGGGCTAAGCCACTGGGGCTGAAGCGGCTTTTGACTTTCCGCTTAGGACACCCAAAGGTACACCCTAGAACACCCCAGGAGACACCGCGTGCTCACCGATAAGCGCATCCAGGCCACCATCCGCACGGCCACGGCAGAGGTCACATTGAAGGACAGCGACGGCACCCGTGGCGCGGGCATGCTGGCGCTCAGGGTTCGCCCCGGAACCGGCGGCACCCGAGCCACCTGGATGGCCACCTGGAAACGGGACGGAAAGCGAGGCAGCAAGGCGCTGGGCAACTACCCTGAGTTGTCCCTTGCCGAGGCGCGCGAGAAGTTCGCGGATGAGGTCCGACCGCTAATCCAGGCGGGCAAGGCCCCCAGCGAGGTGGCGTCGGGCGAGAAGGGCGCGACGGTCGAAGCCCTGGCCCTGGCTTACATCGAGAGCCTGCGGACGAATGGTAAGACCAAGGCCGATGAGTACCAGCGCACCCTGCTGACGGGTAAGTACCCTGTCTGTGGTCTCCTGGGGCTGAACCGGCTGGCGAAGGACATCGAGCCCGACGACGTGGCGCGGGCGCTCAAGATGACCGACCTACGGGGAGCCAGGCGCCAGGCCGACGTGGAGCGCACCATCTTGGTTGCCATGTTCAACTATGGAATCCGGTCCACGCACGACTACCGAGCCAAGTCCCGCCGTGATTGGGGCATCAAGGTGAACCCCGCCGCTGTCATTCCGCGCGATACCGGTGCCGTGGTGGCCAGAGAGCGCAACCTGTCAGCCGAAGAGCTGAAGGCGGTCTGGGACAACGCGCCCGACCAGACTGGCGACGTGCTGCGCCTGATCATCGCCTGTGGCCAGCGGGTGTTCGAAACCATCCAGGCGGATGGCAAGGACGTGGACCTGGAGTCAGCGCTGTGGACCATGCCGGCAGCCAAAACGAAGATGAAGGCGCGCCCCCATTACGTGCCGCTGCCGCCACAGGCTGTGGAGATTTTCCGGCGCCTGAAGGAACTGCACGGGGATGGACCTCTGTTCCCGGCGCGAGCTGGCGCCAAGGGTGTGCGCATAGGCATCCCCAGTGTCAGCCGTGGCGCCTCGCGCATGTCGTGCTGCGATCCCTTCCAGCCTCGCGACCTGCGCCGCAGCTGGAAGTCCAGGGCTGGTGACGCTGGCGTGGACCGGTTCACGCGCGATCTGATCCAGCAGCACGCGCGGAACGACACCGGATCGAAGTTTTACGATCACGCCGACTATCTTCCGCAGATGCGCGAGGCCATGCAGAAGTGGAGCGAGTGGCTTGCGAAAGCCCTGGCCGGAAAGCAGTTGCAGGAGTTGGAGGCGGCTTGATATAGTTAACCCGCAGAGATGCTGGAGGCGGGCCATGCTGATATTCGTGCTTGCCCTCTACTTCGTGAGGGATTTGCCAGAGTCCTTCAGGTTGAAAGCTGATTTGGCTGAGATGCCAAAACCATCTTCAGCGCCGTTTGGCGCAGAGGTAGACCCAGGGAAATGGACCCTGCAAGTCTAATGATCTGGCACAATTCTGATCAAACCCGCTTCGGCGGGTTTTCTTTTGCCCATAAGAAAGCCCGCCGAGTGGCGGGCTGTTCTAGTTAGTGGTGGTAGTCGAGCATTTCTTTCTTGGCTTGATTATAAGCCTCCCTGGCATCTCGCGTTTTGTCCATCGCATCGATAAGTGCCTGATTGGCTTCCTGTTCGATCTTGTGAGCCTCTTGCAGGCGTTCATGCGCAACCCGAAGGCTGGAACTCAGGGATTGTAGCTTTTGGGAATGGTTCATGGCGCCTCCTAGAAAGGTATGTCGTCTGAGTAATCGTCAGCCTGTTGCTGCGGCTTCGGCTGGTGGGTGTTCGGCGCCGCCGACCCGCTGGAGCGGTAGCCCTCGCGCTGGTTGGACTGCTGGCGCGGGGCCTGCTGCTGGCGCTGGCTGTTGTCGTTGGAGCCCTCCGGGCGACCGCCCACCAGCTCAATGTCGCTGACGGTGCCGCAAAGGCTGGTCACCTTGCCGTTGTTGCCGTCGAATTCTTCCAGGTGAACGTCACGCAGCACCACGGTGACCTGCTGCCCCTTCAGCAGGTACGGCTGGAGCGCTTCAGCCTGCTTGCCCCAGAGCGTGCAGCGGACCCACTGTGTCGGCCGATTGCCGGCCTGGTCCTTGCGCCCGTAGTTGAACGCCACGTTGAAGTTGGAGACGGCGTCGCCGCCCTGAGTGTTGCGAAGCTCTGCATCTCTGCCCAGGCGGGCGGTTCCGGTAAGGATCATGGTCTGGTTCTCTTAGTGGCGCTGCATGCGCAGCCGGTGTTCATGGTCGGCACTGCAATCGGCGTTGCAGAACATCTTGCCGGTTTCGATGGTGTCCAGGCAGTTGTGGCAGCGGCCTACGGGCTTCAGCTCGCGGGACTTCAGCAGGGCTGCCTGGATGGACTGCTGGCGGTGAAGCTCTTCCAGCTCGCTGGCGCGGTCGAATTGGTCAGCCATGGGTTTGATTCCTGTAGGCGACGACATCAATCGGAGAGATGCCGCGATGCAGCCACTTGGCGCCACCGGCACGCCAGCCAGTCAGAATATCACCATCCCGCGTCATGACCTGAAGCAGCGGCCCTGGAACGAACGGGCATTGGTCATGGCCATCCCATTCAGTCCATGCCGACTGATGCGATTTGCCTGGGTGCTCCTGGCAGGCCAGGGGCTGCCCATCCACCGTGCTGCCGCAGGTGCAGATTCGAACGCCAAAAACTTCACCGTTCGCTCCAATCCCTTGCTGAGACGGGCATCCTGGCTGGTGATTGTTTGGAGAAGAACCACAAGCCAGGCATGAGATAACCATTTCAGGAAGGGCCTCGCCGCTGCCATCGCCGGTAATTTCCTGCACAGGCAGCCGCTCTTCCACCAGGCGCGCATAACCCTGGATGTCGTGCCAGTTGTCGGCATAGTCCGGGTCGCCGGACAGGATGCGCGCGATCTTGTCGGCGATGACCGTAAGCGCCTGGCGCTGGGAGTCGTTCAGCCGCTCCCAGCCTTCGGTGCAGCGCATGTCGTCTTGCAGCGCCTGGGCGATCCGGGCATGTACTGAGAAGTCGCCGTAGCGGCTTCCCCTTTCGTTCAGCGTATCTTGGATGTTCATTCGGTCTTGGTCTCTGGTTCGTTGTCGTTGTCGCCCTTCAGGTTGCGCGCTTCCCACGCTTCCACCTTGCTGAGCGGATACCGCACGCTGCTGCCGAACTTGGCGTAGCCGGGGCCTTTGCCCTTGCTGCGCCAGTTCGCCAGGGTGCCCACCGTTACGGCGCCATCCCAGCGCTTCGCGAGTTCGGCGGGCGTGAGGTACTTGGCAGGCTGTCCCATGGTCAGGGTCCTTATGCGTTGGTGCCGAGAACTTCGGCGTTCAGGTCTTCCAGGTCGCCCGCGTCATCGCTGGTGCGCGACTGGTCGAAGGCTTCGGCCGACCGCTTCAGGTCATCGGGACAGGTTCCGTTGGGGCTGATGGCCTTGCGCATCTTGGCAGGCAGACCCTTCCAGGCAGCCACCAGCGCATCCATGCCGGCTTCACAGGCCATCTGGAGCGTGTCGCGGGCGCGCTGCACTTCGGCATCCAGCTGCCGGCCGCCGTCCACCCAGTCGCGCAGCTGCTTGCCGTGCTGGTGGGCCAGGTGGCCTTCCGCCCACTCGCCAGTGGCGCCGAAGATCGGTTCCAGCTCGCTGGGGCACTTCTGGACTTCGCGCTGCTTGCCGCCGTTCCACATCATCAGGCTGGCGGTCAGTTCGAAGGTGAAGTTCTTTTCCTGGATCGGCAGGATGCCCTGGGGGACATACTGGGTCTTGCCGTCCACCTTCTCCAGCTTCACCTTCTCGCGGGCACGCATGCAGGCGATGATGTGAACCGGAGACTGGAGCATGGCGTTCATGAACGACTTGTGTTCACGCTTCGCCTTGTTCCATTCCGGGTTCCGGCTGTTTCCAGCATGGGCGATGTCTTCGCAGCCGCCCTGGCCTTCCCATTCGTGGGACACGCTGTCGATGACCAGCACTTCCACTCCGGCCTGGACGAACGCCTGGATGGCTTCGATGTAGCGTGCCGGGGAGAACGGCGGGGTCAGGTCGCCAACCTTGAACTTGTGGACCTGGCCATTCGCGTCCACCAAGATGTTGGCATACAGTCGGCCACGGCGGTTTTCGGTGCAGAGCAGGCCGACCTTGCTGCTGTCATAGTTGGCCAGGCCCCAGGCAACCTGGAGGGCGGTGTAGGTCTTGCCGCTACCCGATACGCCGCCAATGCCCAGAACCAGCCGTGCGCCTTCCCGTTCTGCGTCTTCGATCTTGAAAATAGCCATATTCTATTGGTCTCTGTGGTGTAATAGGTTTCAGTTATTGTCCAGCAGGTGCTGGTTCTTGTTGGCGTGCCATCCCGGCATGCTGATCTTCTGGATTTTGTCGCCGTAACCAGGCCAGTTGTCGTTGGCGACGCACTCGGCATAGGTGCGCAGATCGGCCTGGTATTGAGCGCGACCCAGCATCAGGGTTTCAGCGTCCAGGGTGTAGACACCCACGGCATACGGCGGCTTTTTCTCCACCGCGATGAAGACGAACTGGCGCGGCTTGCGGCCGGTGGCCTGGTTGACGCCATCCAGGTAGTAGGCGGCCTGCACGTCATAGCGGTAGTTCGCAATCGACTTGCTGAAGCCTTCGGGGCTGGCGTCTTCGGTGGTCTTCAGGTCCACCAGCAGGTCATCTTCCCGCCAGTAGTCAGGGCGGCAGCGGCACAGGGAGCCGGTTACCGCATCGCTCCAGTAGACGGACAGCTCTGCCTTGCCTGGCAGCTTGGACAGCAGCGCGCTGGCAGCCGGATGGGCCATGACCGCTTCACGCATGCCGTGGAGCATGTCCCACTGTTCCTGGGTCAGCACAGAGCGGGTGCCGTTGTTGGCCAGCCACTCTGCCTGGACATCGGACCACAGCGTCACCTCCACGCCATTGGCGCGCAGGATGGCTGCCAGATCGTGGCGGCTGCCGCTGGTGGGGAGTAGGCCGTGGCGGGCCTGGTTCAGACCGTCCAGGATGGCCTTCAGGTCTGCACCCTTCATGGCGTCGAGCTGCGTAACGTCCAGCTCTTGATGTTCTGGCTTCGCTTCGCGGATGCGTTCCACCAGCTCCGCCTTGCTGCCACTGGTGCTGAGCTTCGGCAGGCGGCCTTCGTTCAGCTTGGCGACCATGGCCACCAGCTCTTCGCGGTCATCGATAGCGGCCGGAACATCCTGCCGGCGAAGACCCAGGCAGTATTGCTTGGTAAACTCGGCCGGTTCCAGGATCAGCGCATGGGCAGCGGTGCCGATGGCCTGGGCGGGTGTCGGCTGGCGATTGTCGTTCGCGGCAGTCACTACCGCATGGTAGTGCATCGGGCTGCGGTGGATCAGGTCAAGACCTGACTTCGAAATACCCGGACCACCGTGGTATTCGTCGTTGGGGATGTTGTCGTAAACGCCTGGTTTCATGATGGGTAGCCCATTCTTGATTGGTCAGTGAGCCACGGTGATTGGCCGTGAACTGTGGCTAATCTTAGTGAATGTATTCCTATCCTGTCAACAATGTTTCGCGACACCCGTGATGGGCGGATTTCACTTATGTTGGAGTCCACGGCTTGGCGCTTGAGGTGTGCCGCTCACGCTGCCGTGATCAAGGGGTAACGCTTGTCAGGATTCGGAGTCAAGCGTAAGCAACTCTGATCCACTGGACTGGATCGCGTGAAGCAAATACAATCCAATACATCGACAGTGACGCAGCGTGAAGCGCCGTTATGCCAGTGATACTACGCGACTACCAATCAGATCAGATGCAGCGGGTTCGACGCGCCGCAGTGACACACCGCCGGGTCCTTATCCAGGCGCCCACCGGGGCAGGCAAAACAGCCCTGGCAACCTTCATCGCTGGGGAGACATCGGCCAGGGGGTCTGGCGTGTGGTTCATTTGCCACCGTGCCGAGCTGGTGGATGGCACCAGCAAGACATTTTCGAAGTTCGGGATTCCTCACGGCTTCATCGCCGCCGGCATGCCCATGAACCTGCGCGCACTGGTCCAGGTGTGCAGCATCGACACCCTCAAGAACCGCCTGCAAACCCTTGTACCACCGAAGGTTGCAATCGTTGATGAGTGCCATCACGCGAGCGCCGCAGGGTGGGCTCTGGTCATCCAATGGCTGGTGTCCAATGGCGCCTGGGTTTTCGGTCTTTCCGCAACCCCGCAACGGTTGGATGGGCAACCACTAAGCGACCACTTCGACACCATCGTTCTGGGTCCGACAGTGTCCTGGCTGATGGAGAATGGGCACTTATCCACATACCGGCTTTTCGCTCCGCACATACCCGACATGAAGGGAGTGCGCAGGGCCATGGGTGACTTCGCGAAGGGCGAGGCCGCCGAGAAGATGGATAAGCCCAAGCTTACGGGAGACATCGTATCCCACTGGAAGCAGCGCGCTTCTGGCCTCAGGACCATCGGGTTTGGCGTCAACGTCGCCCACAGCCAGCACCTGGCTGATGCGTTCTGTTCCTCGGGGGTACAGGCTGCCCATTTGGACGGCAGCACAGAAAAAGGGCTCCGGCGCCGGATCATTGCGGACTTCGCCACCGGACGCATTCAGGTCCTGTTCAACACGGCGCTTTTTGACGAGGGCTTCGACCTGTCGGCGGTGGCCGGCACCGATGTCACCATTGATGCGCTGATCGATGCCGGGCCGACCCAGTCGCTGACCAAGGCCATGCAGCGCTGGGGGCGCACCCTGCGGCCGGCGCCTGGGAAAACCTCCATGATCCTGGACCATGCGGGGAACTGCATGCGCCACGGATTCCCAGACGATGAGCGGGAATGGAGCCTGGACGGCAAAGAGAAGGGTAAGGCCGCCAACGACAACGCCCCGCCACCGCCGATCATCTGCGAAGGCTGCTTCAACGCCATCAAGCGGCCGGCACCAGCGGACTGCCCGCACTGCGGCAAGCACCTGCGCAAGGAAGCCAAGCCCATTGAGGTGGCGGCTGGCGACCTGAAGGAAATGGGCGACGACGACAAGGCCCGCATCCGTCGAGACCGAGCCAAGGAACAGGCAGAGGCTAAGACCCTGGAACAGCTGGTGGCCCTGGGTCAGCGCCGTGGCTATTCGTCCCCGATGGGCTGGGCGAAAAAGGTTTTTGCAGGCAGAGGCGGCAGGCGATAGAAATATTCAATTGGTTTTACATTTGTGAAGACGTGAGAATGACTTCACCAACCAATCACCAAAAGAGGCAAGGCCCAAAATGACCAGACTCACAAAGGAAATGCGTAGCCAGATCATCGCCAATGCAGTAGAGAAGGCGGGTCTGAACGCCAGGATTGAAAGGAACACCAGCGAACGCAAGCAGTGGGCAGAAGATGTCCGGCTTGACAGCGTCGGCGGACCAGAGGAAGACAGTCGCCTGCTTGAGCTTCAGAATCAGATGGAATCCCTTATCGAATCTGTTCCTAAGGGAATTCGAGGTGGCGTCACGCATTACAAAATTTTCGACACGAACTCGAATATCAACCTGAACCTGGCGGGGGCAAACCTTCGAATTCGCGTCGATAGTCAAAAGCCTTCCCGGCTGTCTCACGTTATCGCAGCAGACAATCCTCTGGTTCAGCGTTTCTATGACCTTGAGGATGATACCAGGCTTACCGAGTCCGAGAGAGAACGCATCACCGTCAACGTCCGCGCCGTCATCGAGCAGGCCAACACCATCAAGCAGCTGCTGGAGATGTGGCCCGAGTGCGTCGAGCTGATGCCAGCAGTGGAAGAACGCAAGGCGACCCTGCCAACCGTGAAGGTGGCCGACCTGAACGCACTGGTGGGGCTGCCCACCGACGCGATGAAATGAAAACCCACTGCCGCTGCCGCAGCTGCCAGGCTCGCAAGGTGCTCAAGCAGCACCCTGACGAGTACCTGAGACAGCCGAAATGCTGGGGTTGCGGCGCCAGAGACTGGAGGCAGGACAGGTGGATGCAGAACCGCAAGCAGACCACCTGCCACGCCGATTGCTACCACTTCCCGCACCGGATGGGTTCCGCCGAGTGCAAATTCACCAAGACAGGCGAGTACAAATGAAGAGCTTCAAGGCGATGATCAAGGATGGTGAAATCAAGCGCGCCGACGCGATGAAGGCGCGCCTGGAAGACCTGCACGAAGAACCCGGCTTCAACCTGCGGGCCGAGGGCGAGGACCTGGAGCAGTCCATCAGCGACTTGGCCGAGTTCATCGCGGCCGGTGGCCAGATCCCAGCGCTGGAAGTGCGCCCGCGTGCTGAGGGTGGCCTGTGGCTGGTGGACGGCCATCGCAGGTCCCGCGCCCTGCGCAGGCTGGATGCTGAAGGCCGCCTGCCTCGCGTCGATGGTGAAGCCTGGGTGGCCATCGTGGCCTTCACCGGGAACGATGCCGACCGCGTCGCCCGCGTCATCACCAGCCAGGAAGGTCGCAAGCTGTCGCCCCTGGAGCTGGCCGAGGGCTACAAGCGCCTGGCCGCGTTCGGCTGGACCACCGAGCAAATCGGTAAGGCGGTGGGCAAGACCCGACAGCACGTTGACCAGATGATGGTCCTGGCTGGCGCCAACACCGACGTGCAGCAGATGGTTAAGGCCGGCACCGTGTCGGCCGCTACCGCCGTCGAGCTGGTCCGCGAGCATGGCGAGGATGCCGGCAAGGTGCTGGCCACCGAGCTGGAGAAGGCCAAGGCGCAGGGAAAGGCGAAGGTAACCGGTGGGACAATGAAAGGCCCCAGCGTTCCGCGCAGCCTGCTGGATGACCTGCACGCCGAGTCCACCAAGCTGCACCAGGCGCTGAGCAGCGACGATCACGCCATGCTGGAAGCCTTCCACCGTGGCAGCATAGACGGCGGCACCATCGCCGTGCCGGTGGAGCGCCTGCTGCACCTCCACCTGGTCCTGGAGGAAGCCCAGCGCGTACTGGATGAGAAGAACCAGCGAGCCCAGGAGAAGGCGAACAAGGCCAAGCAGCAGGAACTGGAGGTGCAGGCATGATCCGCCTCCAGCTTCATCTGGGCAACTGCCTGGACATCCTAAGGACCATGCCCGAATGCTCGGTCGATTCCATCGTAACAGACCCGCCCTACGGCCTTGCTTTCATGGGCAAGCGCTGGGACTACGACGTGCCGAGCACCGAGATCTGGGCTGAGTGCCTGCGCGTGCTCAAGCCTGGCGGCCACCTGCTGGCGTTCGCCGGCACTCGCAGCCAGCACCGCATGGCCGTCCGCATCGAGGATGCCGGGTTCGAAATCCGCGACATGATCGCCTGGGTCTACGGGTCGGGATTCCCGAAGTCGCTGGACGTGAGCAAGGCGATCGACAAGGCGGCGGGAAACCAGCGCGGCACAACGCCAGATATTCGTAATGGCCCTAACACTAAACCGACGAAGGGGGACAAATACAGCGGCGGTTATGAAGGCCAATCGAACACTGACGCAGGTCCAGTTTCCGAAGATGCGGCCCGATGGCAAGGGTGGGGCACCGCCCTCAAGCCCGCCCTGGAGCCAATCACCGTAGCCCGCAAGCCGCTAGCCGGCACTGTCGCGGCAAACGTGCTGGCACATGGGGCTGGGGCGCTGAACATCGACGGATGCCGGGTGCCTGGCGAGAGCACAATGCGGACCACTGGCAAGGTGCTTTCTTCAAAAGGCGCGGCAGGAGGCGCGTGGAGCGCTCAATCTCATGAGCTGAGCGCCCGTGATGAGGTCATGGCCACTGGTAGCGAACTGGGCCGCTGGCCCGCCAACCTGATCCACGATGGCAGCGACGAGGTTGTGGCGCTGTTCCCGACAGAGAAGAGGCAGAGCGCCGCCCGGTTTTTCTACGCCCCCAAGGCAAGTAAGCGCGACCGTGGTGAGGGCAACACGCACCCTACCGTCAAGCCTACCGATCTGATGGCCTACCTGTGCCGCCTGGTGACCCCACCCGGCGGGATCGTGCTGGACCCGTTCATGGGCTCCGGCTCTACTGGCAAAGCGGCCATGCGCGAAGGCTTCCGCTTTATTGGCTGCGAGCTGGATGCTGGTTATTTCGAGATTGCAAAGGCTCGCATCAAGGCCGCACAACCCGCCGCAGACAACGACAACGGCGAACCATTGGAGCAAACAGCATGAAGCATGCACTGATCGCCCTGGCACTCGCACTGAGCGCCACCCAAGCCCACGCCAACAGCGCCAAGTTCTGCGTGTCCTGGGCTGACACCAGCGCCGAGATGTTCAACCTCCGCAAGCGCGGGCTGAACAAGGAAGACGTGAAAGAGCTGTCCACCGACGTGGCGCCATGGACAGTCGCCCATGAATACGCGCTGAAGCACGCCTTCGAAGCGAACACCAAGACCGACGTGGAAGCGTTCCGAATGACCAAGTTCCGGCAGTGCCGGGAGGATGATGTATGAACGAACACGCCATCCAGAACACCATACGAAACGCGCTGGCGGGCAAGGGGCTGATCTTCAGGGCGAACGTTGGCCAGGCGTGGGTGGGTGAGGCTGCCAGGCTGCCTGGTGGGTCGGTGCTGCTGAAGAACGCCAGACCCTTCAGCACCGGGCTTCCAGCAGGGTTCAGCGACCTGTTCGGACTGGTGCCGGTTGTCATCACGCCTGACATGGTCGGCAAGACGGTTGCGGTCTTCACGGCGTTGGAGGTCAAGACCGCCAAAGGCCGCCCCAGTGACCAGCAAATGGCTTTCATCAAGGCCGTGAACGACAACGGCGGGCGGGCTGGGGTGGTGCGGTCGGCAGAGGATGCGCTGAACATCATCGCTGGCGTAGTCTGATCAAGTAAATCTATTGAAGTGCAGAGGCCCATTGAAGCAATTCATTGGGCCTTTTTCACGTATGTAAAGATAATGGGCCATCGAAACGCAAAAAGGAGCAACGAAAATGAGCAATGAACAAGCATGGTTTATCGAGCAGCCTTATTCGTTCCGCATGGGATTTCAAGACTATCGCGGCGGCGAGAATTTCGATTCGCGTCGCAACGCTGAATGGCAACGCGGCTGGAAATGGGCAAACGCTAAAGGCGTATCGCGTAGCCGTTAATAAACACCCCCGGTTCGCCGGGCATCACTACTCACGGAGGTGCCGTGATCATCCAAGACGACCAGAGCTGCAAGCTATCGCGGCAGTTCTCCAGCAAGTGGGCGGCAGAGTTCGCCAGGCAGCGCATCTACAGCAAGACCGGCAAGCTGCGGCCGGTGGTGAAATGCAAATACTGCAAGGAATGGCATCTAGGAGATGTGAAATGAGACAGTTTATCTGCTTGCTGGCGGGCCTGGTGATCATCATGGCCCTGTTGCCTGGGAAGGACCCGCTGACCATGCAGCGCGCGATGTATTGCGAGATGGTACAGACCTGGAAAGACACCAATGGCCGCCACGGCTGGCCGGATTACAAGGGCACTGCGGTGCGGGAGTGTAAGTGATGGACAAGGCAAGAGAGGAGTTCGAAGCTTACGTAATCAAACATAAGGGCCCATTCTTCATATCAAAAACCGACAGTCCAGCTTGCTGGAAGGGTACTGATGAAGAAATCAAGGGCTGGGAATCTGATCCATACGATAACCCATGGACCAGCGGAGCCTGGTGGTCCTGGCAAGCAGCCTACGAAGCGGGCCGCAACGCATCTCGCCGTCCGGTGGCGATAGTGAAGACCTTCGGCAAGCGTCAGGCAGTCTATTCCGAAGGCGACCTTGTGCGCGGCGGTTTCGACAGCGTTCCAGAGGCCAGGGAGTGGGCGCAGTCCAACGGGTTTGAGGTATACCCATGAACGACATCATGCGCAAATGCTACCTGGACCTGGCAGACAACTGTGTTCAGTTCGCTTCGGATGTTCGCCAGCAGTTTCTGAACAGCGAGTTCCCATCGCTCAGGCGCAAGGCGCTGAAGGTGTTCTGCCAGGAAATGGTCAGGCATGATCGGCACCTGGCCAAAGCCGCCATGGAGGATCGCCCATGACCGCCCTCTGGTGGCTCCTGTTCATCCTGACCGCGCCCACGCCAGTGATGGGTGATTGGCTGGGTGATGGGGCTGGCAGGGAGGATGAGAAGTGAAAGTCAGGCGCATACCCCCAAGGGATCGTAGCAAGCCGGTCCTGGCCCGCCCCGATCACGGTTGCAGCCTTGAAGAGGCAATGGCGCTCACCATGGATCGATATGGGCAGCCGGGAGGCGCCCTGGAACAGCTGGCAGAGATTGAGCGTGAAGAACGGTCAACTCTGCCGGCCAGCGATGAACCACAGTGAATATTTACATATTCAAAGACGCCCCTGTATTATGGGGCACCATCAGCCGACCAGTTCACAGATCATGACCAACAAAACCCAGCAGCTGTGCCAGCTGATGACGGATCGAAACCTGTCGGCAGACGACGTGGCCAGGCTCCTGAATCGATCCGTACAGACCGTATACATGTGGCGCTGCGAGTCCAGCGGCCGGGACATCCCGGAACATACGCTGGAGCTACTGCGCGCCAAGGCGGGCCAGTGAACGCCTGCAACTGGAAGCCATCCCTGGTGATCCTGCACGATGGGCGCCAGGTGATGAGTGATAGTGAGGAATGGCGACTGGAGTGCGAGGCAGTCACCATTCTGTCCATGCCTCTGGCCTCCAGGCGCACGTTCCTGCGTGGAAAGCTCGATGACAAGGGCGCCCTGCGAGACGGGGTTTTCCAGCGCCGGGGCGAGGCCGCATGCCTGAAGCTGGAAGATGCTATCAAGAAAATCTGGTACTCACGTCGCAGTTCCGATTAGACTAACTGAACTGCCTTCATGGTGCGGGGCAGTACATCACCGAAGCGCCATAGAGATAACCGAAAATGACCAAGCTATTCGCCACAGGCGATGCGCGCTATCGCATCGAACGCCTGATCAAGACCCTCCGCATTGCCCGCGAAATCCTGGCCCTGTCTGAGAGCCAGACCAACCTTCTAATCCGTGACCTTACCGACTCCAGGGGTGAGCTGACCATCAACTGGTCTGCCGAGCCTACTTCACGCCAGTGCGATGCGTTCGCAGCTGCGTGGGAGCTGGTGGGCGAGGACGGCAAATCCGTGAAGAACATCTGCGCCGAAGTCGGACGGCTGGAGTGGGAAGTATGAGCGCCCTCCAGAGCTACCGCGACCTGACCGAAACCGAGATTGAACAGGCCCTTACCTACATCGACGCCGATTGCACCCGCGAAGAGTGGGTGAAGATCGGCATGGCCATCAAGTCCGAGCTTGGCAACGGCGGTTTCGACATATGGGACGCCTGGTCCAAGTCCGCAGCCGGCCGCTACAGCGCCAAGGCATCGCGCGACACCTGGAAGTCCATCAAGCCCACTGGCGGTGTCAACATCGCCACTCTGATCTATGAGGCCAAGCAGTTTGGCTTCAGCCTGGATGAATCCCGCCGCGAGCCCATCGACCAGGCGCAAATTGAAGCGCGCCGCGCCAAGCGCCGGCAGGAAGAGGAATCCGCCCAGGCCGAAATCAACCGTAAGCGAGCCGATGCCGCCGAGCAGGCCAACATCCTGTGGCTGGCAGCTCAGCCGGTGGAGGGTGAAGGTCACCCGTACCTCCAGCGCAAGGGTGTGCAGTCGTTCGGCCTGAAGGTCGGCAAGTGGACCAAGGGCCAGGAAGCCCTGCTGATCCCCATGCTGAACGTGGATGGCCACCTGGTCAGCCTCCAAGCCATTTTCACCAACGTGAACCCTGAGCTGGGGCGCGACAAGGACTACCTGTATGGCGGCCAGCGCCGTGGCAGCTTCCACCTGATCGGCGGCAAGCCGGCCGGCAGCCAGCCCACCGTGGTCGTATGCGAAGGCTATGCGACAGGTGCCACCATCCACCAGGCCACAGGACACTGCGTCGCCGTGGCGTTCGATGCCGGCAACCTGGTTTCGGTTGCCAAGGCCATGCGCGAGCTGTTCGGCAATGCCACCATCCTGATTGCCGCCGACAACGACAACTGGACGGACGGCAACCCCGGTATCCACCACGCGCGCCAGGCCGCAACTGTGGCAGGCGCCATCGTCGCCGTGCCGACATTCGAAAGCCTTGACGGAAAGCCAACCGACTTCAACGACCTGCATGCGCGCCAGGGTGTCGAGGCGGTTCGCGAGCAGCTGAACGCCGTACTGCCCAAGGCGGACAATGACAACCATCTGCCGCTGGACAGCAACGTCAACCCGTTCATGTTCCCGCACCTGTCCGAGCGCCAACAGCCGCTGAACACCTGGGAGAACCTGGAGTGGCTGCTTGATCAGTACGGCATCACTGCGCGTTACAACGTCACCAGCAAGGATGTGATTGTCAAAGTGCCTGGGCGAGACTGGGGCCAGGACGCCGCTGCCAACTGCGCGCTGGCAGAGGTCAACAGCCTGTGCGCCCGCAATCGCATGCCGAAGGGCGATACGGACAGCTACCTGAAGCTGATCGGAATGAACAACCGCTTCAACCCAGTTTATGACTTCATCACTTCCAAGCCCTGGGATGGTGTCAGCCGCTTGAAAGCCATTTGCGACACCCTTGGCACCGAAGACGGTTATGATCGCGACATGCTGGAGCGCCTGGTGCGTCGCTGGCTAGTTTCCTGCGTTGCTGCCGCTCTGCTGCCAACTGGTTTCTGGTCCAAGGGCGTGCTGGTGCTCCAGGGTCCGCAGTCGCTGGGCAAGACGGCCTGGATCAAGTCCCTGCTGCCCGCATCACAGCGCGAGCTGGTGAAGATCGGGGCCAACATCGACCCCACCAACAAGGACACCATCAGCAGCGCCATCGGCCACTGGATCGTGGAGCTGGGTGAGCTGGATGGTACTTTTCGCAAGGCCGACATAGCCAAGCTGAAGGCATTCATCAGCAGCGACGTGGACATGCTGCGCCGGCCGTATGATCGGCTGGAGTCGAAGTATCAGCGGCGCACCGTGTTTTTTGCGAGCGTGAACCCGAAGCACTTCCTGGCCGACGACACCGGCAACGTGCGCTGGTGGACTATCCCGGTCACTTCCGTGAACTACGCCCACGACATCGACACCCAGCAGCTTTGGGCGGAGATGGCCGTCCTGTTCCGTGATGGCGAGCGCTGGTGGCTGGAGCGCGAAGAGGAAGCAGCCCTGGAGCTGGTCAACAATGAGCACGAGGCCATAGACCCGCTGGAAGAAATCTTGCAACAGCGCTTCAACTGGGTGCAACGCGGCCATGGCAGCGAGATGACCGCTACCGACGTTCTTTTGGCTGTTGGCTTCGACCGCCCAACCAAGACCCAGGCCACCGATTGCAGCAAGCTGCTTCAGAAGATGACCGGAGACAAGCCAAGGAAGTCAGGTAGTCGGCGCCTGTTCAGGATGCCGCCCATAGTCGAGACGCGACCGCTCTGACAACAACCCCGCTTCGGCGGGGTTTTTTATTGCCTGCGTTCTGGTGATAGAAAACATTCATTGGTGAGTCTTCACAGATGTAAAGATAATGGTCCCACACCAACCAGCAAGGACTGCCGAAATGTGCCAGAGCTATGCCGCATGGCTTCGCGGGGAAATCGACAAGTGCGCAAGCCCATGGGTGATGAACGCCGTCATCATCCCGCACGCCGAGGACGTGGCTGCGATCTACCGGCGAGAGCTGGGCACCATCAGGAACAACGTTGTCCGCGTCCACCTGATGAACAGCCTGGCCGAATTCGAACAGATGATTGAATCAGCAAGAAACCACTTCAACAAACCCAGAGGTGCCAATGTATGAACACAGAAAAACAGATTGACGATTTGCACGAAGCGCTGGCGAGCACCGAAAGTGAGTTGCGGGATGAACGCGAAGCCCTGACGCGGGTGGAGGCGGAGCGTGACTCGGCGAGGCTATCCGTGGACCTCTGGAAGGAGCAGTACCAATCAGTTGTAGACTGCGGCAATGAGATCATGGCCGAACGCGACGCCGCCCAGGCGCATCTGGCGGAGGCTGTGGGGCTTCTGCGCAGCGCCGAACACCAGCTGGTCAGCTTCCACCGAGAACACGAGTCGCAGTGGTGTGGCTATCTGGATGATGCGCTAGGAGTCATCAAGCACATCATCGGCAGCCACGCCCAGACCGAGCAGCAGGAAGCCCATGGGGCGCAGGCCGAGCCTACGAACTTCGGCCAGGAACTGGAAGCTTTCGAGAAGTGGCGGCACACGCAAGCAGACTCCCTGCGCCGCTGCGGGTATCCAGACGCGGCTGACAAGTTCATCCAGCTGGGTTCTGTCCAGTGGGCTGGGTGGCAAGCCCGCGCCGCCCTCGCCACCCAGCCCGCCGCTTGTGAGCCGGTTGCACCGAAAGAAGTCGCCGAAGTGACCGTCACCCTTCGAGATGGCATGAAGTCGTTCGCATTCAATGAGTACAGCGAAGCCTACAATCTGCCGGAAGGCTTGCACCACCTCTACACCTCCGCCCCGCCTGCCGCCGCGCATGGGGATGACCGAGTATCGGGACTACGGTGGGTTATCGCCCGGTGCGCCGTGATGCAGAAACAGGGTTTCGAGCGAGTGCTGCTGAAAGCGTTCAAGCGCGACCTTGAGGTGGCCCTAGATGCCATGCGCGCCCAGGCCGGCGAAGGGGGTGAGGTGTGAGTAAGCGCGTCTGCTACAGGTGCTTGCACGTTAGCGAGCCTGCCCGTCACTTCTCCAGCAGTGCCAAGATTTGGTATCTCGGCTGCATCAACTGCAAGTGCGGCGTCTTTTTTGGGGGTGACGCATGATCCTGCTGACCTGCCCCCGCTGCCACAAGGCTGACGAAGAATGCCAGTGCTGGCCGCTGGTGAGCATCGCCCAGATCGAAGCCCGCTGGGGCATGCCTTTCTCCCAGCTACTGGAGGACCTGGCCGAACAGGACTTCTCCATGCGCCAGGCGGCCATAGCGCTGGGCTGCAACAGGGAGGCGCTGCGGGTCTACGTTGCCAGCATGGAACGCAGCCCATGGGCGCCCAGGGAGGTGGCAGCGGTGTGGTTACGCCAGACCGGCGAGACGATAACCGCAGCAGCCCGCCGGCTGGCCGAGACGCACACCATTAGCCAGGCTGCCAGGGTGCTGGGGTATTACAACTGCATGGGGCTGCGCAAAGCCCTGAAGGTGCGCGGGGTCACGGTCCAGTTCCAGCGCGCATGACCGCCAACCGCTGATGATCCACACTAACGGCTCCCATTCAGGAGCCGTTTTCTTATGTCCAGTCCAGACTACCCACCAAAGCCTACAGAATTCGCCAGGATCAACGATCAGTGCAAGGCCGTGGGGCAGCACTACCAGCAGGGAGAAATGGCAGCAGGCGAAGCCCTGGCCACGCTGGAGCTATTGCGCGCTGACGCCGTGAGACTTCCAGCAGAGGATGACCGCTCGCTGCTGCTTGGTCGCATCTACGCCACCAGCCTGACGATACGCAGGGGATGACCCCTTGGGACCACCGAACCCGGCCATCGAGCCGGGTTTTTCATGCCGGCAGATTGCCACCAGCGGCTAGCGGCGATGCGAAGCCCCTGCGACTTGTCCCACTTGGCCCCAATTTGGGACAAGGAAATTGACCCCTGGTCCCACACTAAACCATTGATCTAGATAGCCTTTTTACCCTTTGGGACTACTAGGGACAACGTATTAAAAGAAATAGGGGGGCGTAGTAGCAATACGCCATAACGCCTATAGGCTTTATAGAAACAGTGGTCCCTCTTGTCCCTTGGTCCCAAATCTGGTCCCAAGTGCTGGCCCCTTGTCCCTAGCGCATATACACTATCCCCCAAGTTGACGAATACATCCGATTACCGGGGATGACATGAAATTACCGCGAAGCGTGCAGGAGATAGCCGACGTGATCGGGACTGACCAGGCGTTATACCTGGTGGGGCAGATGCCAAGGTTCAAGAACACCACCAAGGGCGGCTATCAGTGCGTGATGTACGTGCCCACCAAGTCCAGGCTGACCCAGCGGCATGAGCTGGTGCGCATCCTTGGCCTGATCGACGCTGGAAGGCTGTGCGAAGCATTCGGCGGGGAAATCATCCAGCCGGCCAACTGCGCCGAGATATGCCGGGCTCACCGGGACCGCAGCATCATCCTGCTGGCAGATGAGGGCATGCCACCGGCACAGCTCGCAGAGCTTACCTGCGTGTCCGAGCGGCACGTTCGCAAGCTGTTACGGGAAAAACCCCAAGTGGTTCACATCCACGCGAATGACAACACTCCCGCGCGTGAGCAGCGCCAACCACTACCTGACGCCATTGCGGTCTAAACTACTTATGGACTTACCAGAGCCAACCAACATCGCCGGGGCCATCGGCATCATCGGCGGTGCAATCGCGTCGGGGTGGGCCTTCTATCAGACTCGCCGTGAGAACCGGCGCGAAGAGAACATCATCATCACCAGCCAGCAGAAGCGCATTGATGAGCTGGTGGCAGAACTGCGCGAAGAAACGACCAGGGCAGATGCTTTCGCCAAAGAGCGAAACGATTTGGTTCGTGAATTCTCTGATGTGAAGTCCGAGCTTGCTGGACTGAAGGTCGAGATGCAGCACATGGCCAATAACCTGCGCTTCGTCACCGAACAGAGTGCCAAGCAAGCCCAGGAGAACAGTGACCTAAGAGCACAGATTTCCGCATATCTAGCCAAAGAGAAAACCCAACCATGACCATTCGCGGTTCAAACCACAGCGATGTGCTTGCGCGCATCAAATGGGCCTTTCGGAATAACGGTGAGTGGGTCTTGCTCGGCCTGTTCTGCTTCCTGTGTGCCAGCGGCGGCTACTCCATGGCTGCCTGGCAGTTCAAGGACGCCGTGCAGGAGAACCAGCGCCACGCCGATGAGCGGCTGACCAGGAAGGAAGACGAGTGGGCTGATGAGCGCAAGTATTTTCGCGCCACACTCGATTCCCGCAACCGTCAGCTGGTGGCCAAGAACATCGCCTATGAGCAGTTGACCAAAATCCTTGCTGATCAGGGCGTGCTGAACGGTCAAGCGGCCAAGAGCAGTGCGAGTGCTGCCGAGACCGCTACCAAGACCCTGCAAACCATTTCAGCTGAGAAGGACGCCAAGTAAATGAGAATTTCTGATCATGGAATTGCGGTTGGCCACTATTTCGAATCTTGCCGTCTGGTCGCATATCCAGACCCTGGCAGTCGTGACGGCACACCTTGGACCATTGGCTGGGGCCATACTGGCCCTGACGTACATCGCGGGCTGGTGTGGACGCAGGATCAGGCAGATGCTGCCTTCCGCGCTGACCTGAAGCGGTTTGAGAGCGGCGTGGGCAGCCTGGTGAAGGTCCAGCTGACCCAGGGGCAGTTCGATGCCCTGGTTGACTTCGCCTATAACGTTGGCTTTGGCGACGTTAAGCGCAACATCCCCGGCCTGGCGACATCCACCCTGCTGCGCCTGCTGAACGCTGGCGACTATGCAGGCGCCCAAGCACAGTTCGCCCGCTGGAACAAGAACGATGGCCAGGTGATGCGCGGCCTGATCCGTCGCCGTGCGGCTGAAGCCTGCCTGTGGATCGGCCTGCCTGGGGCAGAGGCCATCAGCCGTGGAGTGAAGGCGGCATGACCTGGCAGCTCGCCAAGCGCATCGCAGAGCCAGCAGCCCTTGTGCTGCTGGCCTTCCTTGTCGTGTTCGCCATAGCGGGCACCGGCTATCGGTTTGGCGAAGACCGGACCACCGCCAAATGGCAGGCCAAGTGGGATGCGCGAGACATCCAGGACGCCACCTCCAAAGCTGATGCAGAGGCCAAAGCCCGCACAGAAGAACAGCGCCGGCAGGCTGCCATCAACCAGGTACAGGAGAATGCCCAGAATGAAATCGACAAGGCCAATGATGCTGCTGCTGATGCTGAGTCCGCTTCTCACGAGCTGCGCAGCACCATCGACAAGCTCACCAGTGGTCTCAGCACCAGCAATTCCTGCACTGCCACCGCAAGCAAGACAGCTGAGCGCACCGCCCGAGTGCTTGCCGACGTGCTCAAGCGGGCTGACCAGAGAGCGGGCAAGCTGGCAGGAACAGCTGACCAAGCAAGAGCCCGAGGAATAGCGTGCGAGGCTGCGTATGATGCCGTTCGTCAGACGAGTGAGATAAAGCAATGAATATCGACGTCAGGCTATTGACATCGACCGAACCATGCAGTGCGCACGGGTCCTTCCTGACGGGGTAAGGCATGCGGGGACATTGCCCCCGCCGTTCTCGACATCTGGGAGAATGTAAAAATCGTTTTTGTTGATGATGTTGGCCGGATCGATCTAGAGAATCTATAAGTGGCAAGACCTACAGGCGGCGCGGTTTCCAAGGGAAAATCCGTAAATAAGACAGAGCTTTGCGACATGTTCGGCGTTACGCCGCCGACTATTGATGGGTGGGTGCGCTCTGGCTGTCCAATCGTAAGTCGTGGCGCTCGCGGGGTGTCCGCCTCATTCAATACCGCCGAGGTAGCGAAGTGGCTTCAGACCCGAGCCCGTGACGAAGGCGCCGGCACCAGCCAGGCCGACGAAGCCGAGCTGAAGCGCCGCAAGCTGGCGGCCGAGACGGCCAAGGCAGAGCTGGAGCTAGCCAAGGCCATGGGCCTGGTGGCGCCCATCCGCGAGTTTGAGCGCTCGCAAGCCGCAGTAATGGCAGCAATTCGTGCAAATATGCGTAACGTTCCGGGCCGCGCTGTTCTACAATTGCTCGGCTGTACCGATGAAATGGTTTTCAAAAGCAAGCTGATGGCCGAAATTGACCTGGCCCTGGTCACTGCATCCGAGACAGAGCCGGATATTGACGAAGACGAACCCGAGGACGAATGACGTATATGGACCAGGTATCAGTTCCATTCTCCAGCCTGATTGACCGCAGCGGCACCATCGCCACCGCTGGAACCGCCCAGAAAGTGCTTCAGCAGAATTCCAGCCGTCGCGGCTGGCGCCTCCAGAACAACAGCGATGCCGACCTGTACTTCAACGACACTGGCGGCACCGCTGGAATCAAGGCTGCCGGCAGCTACCGCCTGCGCGCTGGCGACTACTACGAATCGCCCCAGGCTAGCCGCCCAGGCTATGCGGTCAGCGTCATCGGTTCCAAAGCTGGTCAAGCCTTCAGCGCCGGGGAGTGGTGATCATGCCCATGACCACATCCGTAAGCAGCGCATCTGCCGCGCCGAGCCTGAGAAACTGGCTTGTGAAGGGCCTTTTCGGCAAGATGAAGACGTTCACCGGCAACCCGAATGCAACCCCGGTGGTGACCAATAGCCCAATGACCTTCATGTGTGTGATGGAGGTGGAGACTTCGGCTTTCATCGGCGTGCGTATCCGCGTCCCAAACCTGCACACCGCACCGATTTCCGGGGTCAAGGTGGCCGTCCAGGTGGGCTCCAACTTCCCTGGCAACACCGACGCGCACTACTACCTGACGCCTGACCTGCCGGATAACACCGGCTGGGTGCCATGCACATTCAATGGCGCCGCATCTGGCACCCTGGACGCGCAGCTGTCGTCCGAAGCGCACTCGCTGACTGCCTTCGACTTCACGCCGCTGAAGTCAGTTGCGCGGATCGGTGGGCGCGAGGGCACCACCCGTGCTGTGCTGGCGGTCAAGATCGAATTTCCGGCAGGCGCCGTGCTGTCTGGCCCCGTCAACGATGTCTGGAGCTGGCGCGTCGATGTCGCCGGCCAGAAACACCGCCCCCTGCGCTGCGGCAAGATGGCCGTGGCGGGAATCACCACGCCCGCCAGCTTCACCATTGGCGGTGTCGCTGATGAAAACGTGGTCGTTCCGGTGGTCGAGTACCTTTCGGTCAATGCCGGATACCAGGAAATGCATGTGGGGGACTCCACAACGGAGGGCACCAATGGAGAAGTTCGGGGCTTCGGGGCCTGTGCGATTGCCACGCTGGCGGCATCTACACCGGAAAGGCCGTTCGAATACTTCAACTGTGGCATGCACGGCATGGCGCCACCGATTTATGGGCCGGCAGCCATGGCACACCTGGACTTCGTCAGGCCGCACGTCCTGTTCTATCAGCCCTATTCCATCAACAACACCCCGGTTGGTGGCATGTCCGTTGCTGTCGAGGCTGACGACTGGAACTGGACGATGCAGGTAGTCCGTGCCGCCCAGCGTGCTGGTGTCGGCCGAGTTCACCTGCTGGAGGGCCTGCCGGTTGACCCTGGCTTCCGTAACACCGGGGCGGGCGACCAGAAGCGCCGCGACTTGAACGCCCTGCTGGCGAAGTTCTCCGGTGGCGCCACCGTGGTGCAGGGCTATTCCCTGCCCATGACAGGCGCCGTCAACGCCAGCGGCCAGACCACCTTGCCGGCCGGCGCATCTGCCGATTCTGCCCACCCGAACGCTGGGAAATACATCGAGATGGCGGACAAGGTCGCGCCCTACGTGGTGCTGTAGCGTGAAGCCGACCGTCGAGCAGTTCAGCAACCTGCGGGGCGTGGTGTCCGCCCTGCATCGCGCCATGCAGAACCTGGTTCCACCGCCGCCGCTGATGCCTTCCGAGTGGGCAGAGGCGAACGTTCTCATCCCGGTTGGCAACGCCAAGCCTGGCCCGATCCGCTTCGACAACGCCCCGTACCAGCGGGGCATGATCGACGCGATTGCAGAGCCTGGCGTGCGCCGCGTCTCGATGATGACTGGCGCCCAGCTGGGCAAGACCACCGTTCAGCAGTGCTGGACGGGGTACTTCATCGCCCATGAACCGCGCTCGCAAATCATGGTTCAGCCCACCCAGGGTGACGTGCAGACGTACCTGGAGACGAAGCTGCGGCCGATGCTGGACGCAAACCCCTCCATCAGCAGCAAGATGGCCAAGCAGCGCGGTCGGGAGGGCGTGAATAACAGCCGGATCATCTCCTACATCGGGGGCTGGCTGATGTTCAGCTGGGCGGGCTCGCCCAAGACCCTGCGCGGCCGTTCTGCGCCGGTCACCCATGCCGACGAAATAGACGGTTACGAAGCCTCGCCCGAAGGCGACCCTGGCGAGCTGCTTGCCCAGCGCTCGGCATCCTTCGGGGACGATGCGCTGCGCACCGAGTCCAGCACACCCACCATCAAGGGTGAAAGCCGGATCGAAACGGCCTTCCAGCTGGGCGACCAGCGCCGCTACATGGTCCCTTGCCCCGACTGCGGACACCACCAGCACATGCGCTGGGAGCAGGTCACCTGGAGCGGGCGGCAGTCCACCAGCGTGGATGACTTCGAAAAGGATTTGCCCGGCATCGAGGCAGAAACCCACGAACCGGACACCGCGCTTTACGCCTGCGAGGAATGCGGCAGCCTGTGGGATGACGGCCAGCGGGTGGCTGCGATCCGCGAGGCCGAGCAGAACGGCGGCGGCTGGAAGGCAACCAGGGCGTTCCGAGGGCACGCCAGTTTCCACGCCCCGGAGATGCTGAGCACATTCCGGCGCCTGCGCGACATCGTGAAGTCCTACCTGGGCAAGATCGCCCTGGAGGACATGCAGTCGTTTGTGAACGTCAGCCTGGCGCTGACCTATGACCAGAAGGGCGAACAGGCCGACCCTACCGGTTTGATGAAGACGGCCATCGACTACCCTGCCGAGGTTCCGGCCGGCGGCCTCTACATCACCGCCGGGGTGGACATGCAGATGGACCGCCTGGAATGCGAAGTGGTGGCTTGGGGCGACGGTGAGCGCAGCTGGTCGCTGGGCTATCACGTCCTATGGGGTGACCCTGAGCATCCAGACGTGTGGGCGGACCTGGAAGACCTGCTGGCGTCCACCTACCAGCACGAAAGCGGCGCCGTTCTGCCGATCATGGCTGCCTGCCTGGATACCGGTGGCACCAACGGCATGACCCAGGCCGCCTATGAGTTCGCTAAGGGTAGGACTGGCCGCCGGCTGTTCGCCATCAAGGGCATCTCCGGCTGGGACCGCCCTATCGTGGAGAAGCCGGAGCGCAAGCAGAGCGGCAAGGACGCGCGTAAGGTGGACCTGTTCAAGGTCGGCGTTGACCAGGCCAAGCTGACGGTGATGCGGCGCCTGTCGCGAACCATCGACCATGACCCGGAGCAGCCCGACCAGGGCGGCCATTGCTACTTCCCCAAGGACAGGGATGGCGAGTGGTATAAGCAGCTCACGGCAGAGAAGCTGGTGACCCGCTACATCAAGGGCCAGCCTGTGCGCGAGTGGCACAAGCCCGACCGCGCCCGAAACGAAGCCCTTGACTGCCGGGTGTACGCCCTGGCGGCGCTGAAGATCATGGCGCCATCCTTCAAGCGCCTGGCCGAACGCCTTGGCCTGGTCCAGCAGCGAGGGTTCAAGCCGCGCAAGGTGGAAGAGCAGCCTGTAAACGACAACGTTCCGGCGCCGCAAAGGGTTCAGGAAAAACCCCAAGTGGAAGAAAAGCCACCCATTCCAGAGACTAAGCCCAAAATCAAGCGCTCAAAAGCTGCCGCAGCAGGTCGCGGCGGGGGTTGGGCGTCCAGATGGTGACGCTTAGTGAACTGCAAAATTCCCGCGAAAATCAGCGCGGGGCTGACGTTTGACACAGCCCTGCGCTTCGACAACTACCCGGCGCCTGATTGGGCGCTGTCTTTACTGCTGCGCGGGCCTTCCACCATCGACCTGGTTTCCTCGCAAGAGGGCAACCTGCATCGCCTGCATGTGACCGCTGGAGCCACTTCGACCTGGAAGCCCGGCCAGTACATCTACAGCCTTCGTGCCAAGCGCGGCGAAGAGGTTGTTGAGCTGTCCGCAGGCTCGCTGGAAGTGCTGCCTGACCTCTACAGCCTGCCGGTAGGCGCCGACGTGCGCACGCCCGCCCAGATCGCCCTGGAGGCCATCGAAGCGGTCATCTCCAAGCGCGCCACCATCGACCAGGAACGCTATCGCATCGGCAATCGCGAGCTGTACCGGACCCCCATCGCGGAGCTGATCAAGCTGCGCGACATGTACCGGTCTGAAGTGCAGCGCGAGAAGCAGGCGGCGTGCGGTGCGAACCCTTGGGGTCGTCGCATCCTGACGAGCTTCCGCTGATGAACTCATACAAGCTGGCCCTCGCAGCCCAGGGGAATGCACGGCAAGGCGTAGACGGCACTCCCAGCGGCGGGCCGAAGCCATTCCGCAATCGTACCGGCGCCCGCATGTTCGCTGCCGCCCAGTCCGACCGCTTCGGCAAGGAATGGGGCACCGATCCTCTGGCCGCTGATGACGTGATCGAGCGCAACCAGCGCGTTCTGGTGGCCCGTTCGCGCGAGCAGGCCGCAAACAACGACTATGGCAAGTCATTTCTTCGCATGGCGCGCCAGAACATCGTGGGTCCGAAGGGCATCACGCTGCGTGCCGAGTCCACCGATGATCGCGGCAAGCTGGACACCCTGGCGAATGAGGCCATCGAATGGGCCTGGTTCAACTGGGGCCATCGCAACAGCTGCGATGTAACCGGCAAGCGTTCCTGGCGTGAAATCCAGAAATCATGCGTGAACAGCGCCGTCAAGGACGGTGAATTCATGCTGCGTATGATCTACGGCACTGACGCCGGGGAATGGGGCTTCGCCATCCAGGTTCTGGACCCGCAGCGCTGCCCAATTCTGCTGAAGGAAGACCGCCTGCCAAGTGGTGGCTTCATTCGCCAAGGCATCGAGTTCAACCGCTACGGTCGCCCGCTGGCGTACTACTTCAGCACCATTGACGAAACCGAAGCGAACTACCGCTATGCCGGACAGAGTTACATCCGGGTTCCGGCGGATGAGATTGTCCATGGCTTCCTGGAGGACATGGTAGGCCAGAAACGCGGCCTGCCTTGGATGGCCACCGCCCTGTTCCGCATGCGCCAGCTGGCCGCCATGGAGGAAGCCAGCATCATCAACGCCCGCACCAGCGCCAACAAGCGCGGGTTCATCACCTGGGCAGAGGGCAAGGGCCCCGAATTCGACGCCGACGCCGACGACCTAGAAATCCAGAGCGATCCAGGCGAGTGGCAAGTGCTGCCTGACGGCGCGCAGGTCGAAGAGACCAGCCCGCAATACCCTTCCGGCGAGTTCTCGCAGTTCATGAAGCAGTGCCTGCGCGGCATGTCGGCGGGTTTCGGCGTGCTCTACAACAACCTGGCCAGCGACCTGGAAGGTGTCAACTTCTCCAGCATCCGCCAGGGCACCCTGGATGAGCGCGAGTATTGGAAGGACTTGCAAGAGTGGCTGATTGAGAGCCTGCACCAGCCGGTCTTCGAAAAATGGCTTCCGCGCGCCCTGCTTGGCCAGAAAATCATGGTCCGTGGCCGCCCGCTGAAGCCTGAGCGCCTGAGTCGCTACAGCGTGGTTTCGTGGCAGGGTCGTCGCTGGGAGTGGATCGACCCGCGCGCTGACGTTGACGCCGCTGTCGAGGCTAAAAACAACATGCTGAAGTCTCCGGGTGCTATCATCCGCGAGCAAGGCCAGGACCCGCTGGAGGTCTGGAAGCAGTCGGCGCGGGACATCCGCACGATGATTGACCAGCTGGTCGCTGAAGGCGTTTCGCCGAAGACCGCTGAAGAGCTTGTACTGCTGTCCATGGGGCGGCAGCCACCTAAACCCGCAACCGGACAGCAAAATGCACAAGCATAGCCTGCTGGCGCTGATCATCGGCGCCACACTTCTGCGCGACGCCAGCGGCACTGCCGCTCTGCCTGACTTCAACGCGAAGGGTGACCTTCAGCGCAAGATGGAAGTCAGCAACGTCGATGCGGAAAAACGCACTGTCGAGCTGGCGTTTTCCTCGGAAATCGAGGTTCAGCGCTGGTTCGGTATGGAAATCCTGGACCACGATACCGGCAGCGTTCGGCTGGATCGACTTCGCGACGGCGGCGCCCTGCTGGTCGATCACGACTGGTCGGACCAAGTCGGTATCGTGGAATCCGTGACCATTGGCGCTGATCGGCGGGGCCGAGCAGTGGTGCGCTTCGGAAAAGGCGCGCGGGCCAGTGAGATTTTCCAGGATGTGGTGGACGGTATTCGCCGGCATGTTTCGGTTGGCTATCGAGTCCTGAACGCGAAGCTCCAGGAAACGCGCGATGACGGGGACGTTTTCCGCATCACCGACTGGGAGCCTTTCGAAATCTCATTTGTGAGTGTTCCAGCTGACCATTCGGTCGGAGTTGGGCGCAGTGCGGAAAAACCCCAAGTGGATAACACCATGGGACGGCCCGACACTGTTCGCACCGTGGGCACTCCCCCCGCAAATCAAAATACGACTGAGGTCAAGAAGAGTATGGAAAAAATCCTGCGGGATGCTTCCGGTAACCTGGTCCGCGCTCTGGTGGACGATTCCGGCAACATCACTCAAGTTCTGGAAGTGCTGGAGCGCGCTGGCGACGATGTTCGCGCAGCTGAGCGCCGCGCTACCGAAGCCGCCCAGGCCCGTGTTGCCGCCATCTCTCAGATGGGCGAGCAGTACAACTG